AGAATAGATAATATCCCCTATGTTCCCTGAGTGCTTAATTGTTAGCTTCATTGTAGAGTTGTCTTAAAGCGTTAATGACACAAGTCTTACAGCTAGGTATGTGACCTCTGCCAGTCTTGATGTGTATATCCTGAAGTAAAGCGTAATCATTGCCATCCATAGAAAGGGTTGCCGTTCTATTCACCTGATCAATGTACTTCTTGAAACCTCTGATTATTTCCTTCTGTTCTTCGGTCATGTGAATTTGATTTGTGCCGCTATGGCTGTTGATATTGCACAATACAAAACTCCTTCCGCGCCATACTGATAAACAAAGATAGCCAACGTAGACCAAAAGGTCAAACAGAAAGCGCAGTTAAAAGGCTTTCTTAATTTCATGAGCAACCAATCCGCAGCGGGGATTATTCCGTAATTAACTATTATTGTCACCATACATGGTATCGCAACAATGAGCAACCAAACATTCATATTCTTTTCTTATTAGGGTTTTAATGTGTTCAATGGATTCTTTGACGGTCTTATGGTATATCTTAGTTCTCTTTGCTATGGTGGAATACCTCTCCCCGTTTTCATAAAGCAGGAATAGTTCCTTATCAAACCAATATATCGAAGTGTCTGCCATTACTATTTCCTTTGCTTTTAACAGATAATCATAGTGGTTGTACTCGTGTTCGTATACTGGTTCCTGCCCTTCGCTTATGTCCGTGTGTCTGTGGATAAAATTCTTATAAAATTCTTTACGGGTGTTGCTAGGGTTGGCAATGTTTATGAGAGTTCTAACCGCCCACCACTTTATATACGGGTAAATCTCTGTTAGGTCTTGTTCTGTTTTTTGGCAAACTACCAGCATAAATTCCTGATATAAGTCTTGGTCATTATAGCCGCCAATCCTCTTGCACGATTCTTTCAACCATCGCGCCTCGCATAATTCTTGGAGGATAGTGTCGCGCTTCAACTAAACAAAGATAACCAAAAATCACAATTTTACCTTTACTTGTATATCCTTCCCTTCTTTGATTGCCTTCTCTATCTCTCGCATTGCTGCTTTTAAATCCGTATGCGCAGTGTCTAAGCTATTGCGTTGTCCGTTGGTTTCGGTGTAGATTATAACCTCAATTTTCATAGGTTTCTTTGTAGTATTGTTCTGCTAACTCTTTATCTAAGCGTTCATCTTCGTAAAAATCACCATCGCTATAACCTTCTTTATACGCTTCAACTATCTGTTCCTTTTCCATTTCTAAGGCTTGCTGAATTACCTCATATAAATCATTATACGCTTCTTTATGGGTAAATTTTAATTGTTCTATCAATCTTTGTACTGCTGTTTGTTTCATAACCTTTTCCCGTGTTTAAGCTGTTCCATTAATTCCTCGTCAAAATCGACTTCTTTGCTTACTAATGCTTGTCTATGGCTTTCGTATAGGTAAAATCTCATGTGCTTTTTATCCCCATGCCATTCGTGACACTTCCTACATAACCCCATAAGGTTCTCAATAATATCCCTTTTCCCGTTAGGGTCTCCACCCATGCCTCGCGCTTGGATATGGTGTACGTCAAATTCCCCGTATCTCTGGCAACTCTCGCAGTAGATTTTATCATCGTGGACATTGAAGGCTCTTTTATACTTTTCGCGGTGGTTCATTTAAGAATTAGGAAATCTGAATTTTTCAATATTCTCCATGTCCATTCCCCCTTGTATAGCCATTATTTTTTCGTTAGCGATTGCCGTGATGCGTTCACTTCGCGTCTTTATTTCCTCCAAGAACTCCAACGGTGTGCGGCTGAATAGATAGCCGTTGTGATTGCGCAAATAGATAGCAGCTTCATCCAGTGCTTCTACTTCGCGTCTTAGTAGGTCGTATTGGTTATTCATGCTTTTTTACGTATTCGTTTACTAACTTCTGTAACTCTGCCTTTAATCGTAATGGTACGCGCTTATAAAGCACCGCCATATTCTCTTTTTTCTTTCTTCCTGCCATTTCACCACCGCAACCCCGAACAAACTGAATTGAACGGGGCGTGGTAGGTTTGGAACTACCAAACAATGTACGAACTTGCTCGTACTGGCTTAGCGGATTTGTAGTCAGGAAAGGACTCGAACCTTTGAAGTACCACCACACAACATAACCATGATTGGTATTTATTGTTAATGTTGCGCCACCTGACTATTTTTAAGAACGTCTTTCACCACCGCAACCCCGCTACTTTTGGCAGCGAGGCGGGTGGAACTTAACACCTAATTAGGTGTCGGGTTTAAAGGTTAGTCAACTCTGATTTTCTTACACAATCTTTTTTTACATCATCCCAAACCATTCTGCTTCCGTTGCCATCACCTGATAATGTAGCAAATACCGTATCACCGTGCTTGTGTATTGGTTGAGCAAGTTCTTGCTCACTCCAATATGCTTTTTGTTGCACATAAGCCTTTAGGCTGCTTAATCTTTTTTTGTAAGTCATTCCAGTGTTTTTTTCTAAAGTTGTTGCTGTATTACCTTTTATTTCAGTAATTACGTTTACACCAAAAGCATTGCTGAAAGTAACTTCTTGTCCGATTTGAAAATTTGTGTTTGTCATTGTTTCGTTGTTAAGTATGAAGCAAAGGTAATACTATTTTTTAAATCTGCAAGCACTTTTTACAATTTAGAATCATTCTAAATAAGTGAACGCTTTGCCTTATTGTTACTTATCACCGTCCGCGAAAACTCTAACTGGTGTGTACTTGTCCTATTAACCCTTTCCGCCCACTTTTCAATATAGTTGAAATCCATGCAAATGGAATCAACCTTTTTATTAATCAGTGAAGGAGAGTAGCCCCCTTGTGCAAGTGATTCCTTTAGCGTGTCCATAATTGCCGTGCTTGTCATTACATCTCTGTGATAACGCGCATCAGCGCATAACTTACCCGACCTTGCCACAATGTGTTCTAACTTTTGCGCACGGGTTAATACCATTTCATCGTTTGAGGTGTCGTATTCCATTTCAAGAAACTTCTGCATGGATAGCAACTCAGGTTCTATTTGGTTAAATGGCGTTACGGTTTTCATAACTTGTTACCAAAGAATCCCTCTTGTATTTGTGACTGCTCCGCCTTGTCGTTGCCTTCAATTCGTACACACTTCATAGAATCCAACTGAGGGAAGTCTACTTTTAAACGCCTCATTCGCATTGCTGAGATTCCTGATGGTATGTTGCCAGTCTTTGAATAGGCAACCAAATCATCTAAGTATTGGTTTGCTTCCTCTATGTTCTGAGGCTCAAATCTTTGAATATACAACGCCCAATCATTTTCGGTCATGTGTACAAAGTTGCGGGGTTTAGTTACTTTATTCATTTGTTTTCAAGTAAAACGTAATCCTTTGTATTACCATCGTTAAGCCATTTAACAAGTGCGTTTAATTTAGGGTATGCCCAATTAGGGATATACTTGTTCCCGTCTGCAATTACAACCCTTGGGTATTTGTAAAGCCCTCTACCCAGTCCAAACTGCACCGCTGCTCTTTTCATTGCATCTGATATGCCACCCTTTTCAGCCTCTATAGCGGTCTTACTTGCCCCGTCCTCACGATAGATAGCTTCACCATTAAATCTAACCGTTAAACGGCAAATAAAGCCATTATCAATTTCGCGGAACTCTGAGTTCCAATTCCATGCACCAAAGGCAGCATCAAACCTATCCATAACACAACGGTTAGTAATGTACGGTACTATGGTCATTTTGCCGTCCTTTGCTGACTGAACTCTCCATTCGATTTCGTCAGGCTGTATTGGGTTGTTAATTATATCGTTCATATTAATTTCCATATTGTTTGATTGCGTCCTGAACTTCCTTTTCTCTTTCCGTTAGGCTTTACCTTTTCCGCCTTTTCCAGTTCACTCATGCGCTTGTGTACTTGCTCGGATTTTAGTCGGCTGTGGTCGGCTATCTCGTCTTTGGTCATGCCTTCTGCTCTAAGGGTTTTGCATGAAAAGAGGGTGTCAAGTATAACTTGCTGCACCTTTTCTTTATTTACGCTTTCATGCGCTTCACGGCTGTTAATCTTTCTGCTGTCCATTGTCGTTTATTTTTTGTCCGTACTTTATTACTTCAATTGTTTCGTTCACCTCTCTCTGTATGTCTTCTATGCTATAGTTTGCCTCAAAGTAGAGTTTTAATAATAGTTCGCTTAGTTCTGTTATCATAGTAGTTTAAGTTGTGGGTCTGTTGCCCGTGCTTGTATTTCGATTCTTTTCAAGATTGAATAGTATTTGCTTTGTTTTGGTTCAAAACCTAATCCGCGCAAATCATTTTTTAAAATTGCTATTGCTATCTTTTTATAACTTGGTACAATATCATCTATTTCAACAGGGCATTCATCTGGTATGCCTGTGTTATAACAGCGATTTTCCCAAGTTTTCACATAAGCCTGTATTTCGTTTACCATAATTGTAATTGGTTTGAAGGTTTATTCTTATTGGTTTCCCAATGTATTATTGTTTTCTCTGCCTCTAAGTTAGCTAAATATCTTTGTATATCTGTCAATTTACCCCATGCTTCACGCACAATGTATTCAGGTAAATTATGTTTAAAACTGCAGGCAGCGTGACCTAACCATGCTTTTCTATTTATCGATTTATTAGACAAAAAGTTTTCGCATGAATAACGCCACTTTTTAGCTACTTCTAACATTGCTTTACCGTATTCTGTGTGATTTCCTGTAAACTCTATTGCTATTTTTAGCAGGTGTGGCTCTTGTTCTTTTGGAACTTTTCGCCACATCCCGCTTTTATAACATTCCCAATAAGTGTATTTATGATATATCTGCTTCAACGTCCCAGCTTTGTGAAAAATCCTTGTTCGTAAACAATGAAGCTAAACCTGTAATTTGCTTCAATCGTAATAATTCATCTGGTGACATTCCAATGTGCTTACAAATCCAAGCGTCACCTTTACCCATCTCAACTAATTCAGACACTATATTACTCATAAGGTCGATATTGTGCGAACCCCTTGCTCTGTTGTGCCTAATAGTTGAAGCCATCCTATCGCCAATCTCTTTGTCAATAACAACAACAGGCAGCATTTCTTTTTCGCGTTCTCTGATTCTTTGACTTGTCATTAAAACTGTATATCTGTGAAATCCATCCACTACAATATACTTGTCTAATTCCTTGTCATAAAAAGTTACCACGGGCTGAGTATAGCCATCTTCCCATATTGAAGTTTCCAACAACGCCATTTCTGGAGGCGCGACTGAGTTAGGGTTGTAATCGTTTGCCTGTACTTTACTAATGTGAACTGAACGCACATTGTAAACTGGTGAAATGAAATCTGTCATAGTAGTTCGTATATTCCTTCTTTATTATGTTTTTCTTTTCCTGTCAATGGTGGATTGAATACACTAATCAAAACAACGTCTGTTAGTGCTTCAAAAGTATGGTTATCGTGATTATCCAATACAT